TTAAGATGTTTGTTTTTCTCCTAAAAACTTATTAACAAAGTATTGTTGTCCTTTGCCTGTTACTTTTGGCGTCTTACTAATTGATGTGTGACCGTCCGAATGTGTGATTGATGTTTCTTTAATTTCGAATAACTCACGTTCCATTGAATACTGTGTAGGCATGTTATAATCCACACCCTTGCGTTTAATAAGGAATCCGTTTTGACGTAACCACTCAAACAATCTGCGTTGCCCGATGTTTACACCGTTTTGTTTAATGATCTTTGCTAACTCTCCAACTAAAATTGATGTCTTAGTAGTAGCTACTGCATCTGCAAATACAATTTTTGGTTTATCACGTTCAATCTTTGTTTCTAATTGATTGATTGTGTTGTTAGCAATTTTTAAAGCACGTTGCATAATCATTTCTGGGCTGTTCCATGCTTTTTCAACTTGGATGAAGTATTGTCTTGCACGTTTACCAGGTTCACTGCGTTGAATCATTGCGATTTCTTTTGCAGTGTCTAGTGTGAGTGCGTGGTCAGTTTGATTCTGACGACCTCCTAGTGGGTTATGGACAAAAATGTCCGTGACTACATAATCGATATTTTCTTCAAATCCGTAATCACTCATTCTTTCAAACCATTTTTTGTATGGAGTCTTAACCTCTAATGCTTGATGAAGTTCTCGACCGCTGATTGCGATTTCTCCGTTTTCTTTTTCTTGTATGTTGAACATTTCGCCGATGTTCGATTTTGTTTGTAATGCTTGCATTGTTCGTTCCTCCTTTTAAGATATTTGTACAGTTTTCTGTACATTTTGTTCAAAAAAATATCTACCTACTTTTGTTGGTGGGATTTCTAATAATTCACAGATTCGTTTTATTTCCCATTGTGTGAATAAATTTTTTCCTTGCAACTTGTGATTAATAGATGTCCTTGAAATAGGGATTGCGTTCGCTAAAGAACTTTGGCTATATCTATACTCTGCCATTCTTTCGTACAGCAAACTATAATCGAAATTGTATATCATAAACTCACCTCCCTTCTTGTTCAGTTTTCTGTACAAATCAATTAAAACACCTTTGTTTAAATAAGTCAACACATAAAATACATTTTTCTGTACAATATTTGTTAAAAATTATTGATAATCGTCATTGTACGTAGTATTATATTCTTAGGAGGTGTTCAGAAATATGAACAGTTTTAAGGATAGATTAAAGCAAATTATGTCTGAACGGAAGATATCTCAATCAGAGCTATCAAGAAGGACTGGTATTGGCAGAAACTCAATTAGCGATTATTTAAATGGAAAATATGAAGCGAAACAAGACAAAGTCTTTGAACTAGCAAAGGCTTTAAACGTTAACGAAGCGTGGCTTATGGGTTTTGATATTTCTAAGAATAGAAAAATTGAAAATAACGACATCACTTCCATATACAACAAACTCACACCTCCCCGCCAAGAAAACGTACTTAACTACGCAAATGAGCAATTAGATGAACAGAATAAAGTCACTTCTATAGATGAATATAAAGAGTCTAAACTAGTATCGTATATTGCATGTGGTGCAACTGGTGCTGGCATAGGAGAAGAATTATATGATGACATATTGCATGAAGAAGTATTTTTTAAAGAAGACGAAACGCCATCAAATGCTGATTTTTGTATTTTAGTTAATGGTGATTCAATGGAACCTATGTTAAAACAAGGAACATACGCTTTTATTAAGAAAGAAGATTCTATTAAAGATGGTACAATTGCACTCGTTGTATTAGATGGAGTAAGTCTTATCAAGCGTGTAGATATATGCGAAGACTATATTAATTTGGTATCTCTAAATCCGAAGTATGATGATATCAAAGTCGCTTCGTTTAGTAATATTAAAGTAATGGGCAAAGTTGTATTGTGATTAATAGCGCCTATATGGCACTTTAATATAAAAGACGTCTATTTCAGCAGTGTTTAAAAGGAGTTTATAATGAAAATAACTAATTGCAAAATAAAAAAAGAAACTATAGTATATGAAGTTTTAACTAGTGGTAATCAACCATTCACTTATGAGTTACCTAAAGATTTATCGTCACATAATGCGCGTAAATACTTGGAATTTATTTCACAAAAAATAGATGGCGATAAGTTAACCAAGGAAGATTCATTATGATTTTACTAAACAAAAAACGCCTACAAGTGTAGACGTTGAATGGTGGTGAGAATTTTATGGCGGATAAAAACAAAAAACAAGAAGCTACTCGTAGTAACCCAATAAACAAAAGTTTTGAAAAGCCGGGTGCCAGCGAAAACTTAAAAAGCACTTTATCAGAAAAAGCTAAGAAAAAAGATTAATATTCATTCATTAAATATAAATCCAATTTAATTTGTTGTTTAAGGTCTACAAGTGTATGTTTAATATACAATTCATCGTTTGACGGTAAATCAGATACTTTGAAATCTTGTCGCTCAACCTCTAGTAAATCGAAATCGCTACCAGCTGAATTATAGGTTTTAAGTTCACCCTCTTCAATGATTCTGTTTTCAAAGTCTTTAATAACTATAAATACTGGTTTACCGTTGTTATTAAACAACTTGTCTCTTTTGTCTAATAAGCTTATACAATCCAAATTCATAAACTTTCTTGTTTCATTAATTAACCAGATAATGAATTTAACAATTAAAGGATTAAATACAAGCACTGTTAAAACAAAAATAATTAGAAACCAAATATTTGCTTTTAGACCTGTAAGCAACTGAAGTAAACTCAAATTTTTTAAATCAACATTATTAAAAATTATAAAAGTATAAAACCATATCAAACATGTTTCAATAGAAAAAATCAATAATACAGGAGTATTGATAATCTTGTTTTTTTCACTAACTAAACCTATCATTGTTAGATATTTATATGGTATGTAACCTAAAACTCCTGTAAGAAGAAGCGCCCCTAGAAATTGAGTCATCTTATCACCTACTTTTTATTTTATTATAACATATTTAGTACCTAGTACTAAATTTTGGGTAGCCCGCCTACCCTTATTATTTTTTGCCAATTTTGAGGAGGGAACGCATGAAAACACGTTGTTACGATGGTAAAAAATGGCAATATGAATTTAAGCATGAAGGAAAAAGATACCGTAAGAAAGGTTTTAGAACAAAGCGTGAAGCTAATTCTGCTGGACTAGACAAGTTAAATGAGTTAAGAAGTGGTTTTAATATAGATAACTATATAACTCTTGCAGAATACTTCGAAAATTGGATTAAAACATATAAACAACCTGTTGTTAAAGAAAATACCTACCGTCATTATAGAAATGCATTACAACATATACAAAAACATAAAATAGGTAAAATGGAGTTATCAAAGATAAATAGACAAGTTTATCAGAAATTCATAAACGACTATTCAAAAGAACACGCAAAAGAAACTATAAGAAAAACAAACGGTGCTATTCGGTCAGCTTTAGATGACGCATTATATGATGGACTTATTTTTAAAAACCCCGCTTATAAAGTTAATTATAAAGCCGGAAAACCTACGAAGTCAGAACAAGAAAAATTCATCTCGGTAACTGAATATGAAATACTAAAAGATCACGTCAGAAAGAAGAGAACTCGTTCATCATTAGCGCTATTCATAATGATTTGTACGGGTTGTCGTGTCAGTGGTGCAAGAAATATAAAGATTGAGCATATCAACCAAGTGAAAAACACTATATTTATTGACGAGCGAAAAACCGATACTTCCCCTAGATATATCAGTATCGCTAAATCTGATATGAAACACATTATGGACGTCATAAGTACATTTGCAATTAGCTATGATGGTTACATTTTCAAAGAAGCCGGATCTATAATTAACCTTCAGGCTATCAATAATGCTTTGAAATCAGCCTGTAGAGTCAATAATATACCAATTATTACATCGCACGCATTAAGACACACTCATTGTTCTTATTTACTAGCAAAAGGTGTATCTATACATTACATTTCTAAAAGATTAGGTCATAAAAATATAGCAATAACTACATCCGTGTATTCTCATTTGTTAGAAGAAAAATTTAATGAAGAGGACAAAAAAACAACTAAAATTTTAGAAAGTATGTAATTTAGGGACCCATTAGGGACTCCAAACCCAATAAATACTGTTGTTACAAGGTTTCTATGTATCCAAACTGGGGACAATATAAACGCGCTGATTTAATCGGACAATCTTCTTATATTAAAAATAATGATGTCGTAATATTCAATGAAGCATTTGATAATGGTGCATCAGACAAATTATTAAGTAATGTGAAAAAAGAATATCCTTACCAAACACCTGTACTCGGTCGTTCTCAATCAGGTTGGGACAAAACTGAAGGTAGCTACTCATCAACTGTTGCTGAAGATGGTGGCGTAGCGATTGTAAGTAAATATCCTATTAAAGAAAAAATCCAGCATGTTTTCAAAAGCGGTTGTGGATTCGATAATGATAGCAACAAAGGCTTTGTTTATACAAAAATAGAGAAAAATGGTAAGAACGTTCACGTTATCGGTACACATACACAATCTGAAGATTCACGTTGTGGTGCTGGACATGATCGAAAAATTAGAGCTGAACAAATGAAAGAAATCAGTGACTTTGTTAAAAAGAAAAATATCCCTAAAGATGAAACGGTATATATAGGTGGCGACCTTAATGTTAATAAAGGCACTCCAGAGTTCAAAGATATGCTTAAAAACTTGAATGTAAATGATGTTCTATATGCAGGTCATAATAGCACATGGGACCCTCAATCAAATTCAATTGCGAAATATAATTACCCTAATGGTAAACCAGAACATTTAGACTATATATTTACAGATAAAGATCATAAACAACCAAAACAATTAGTCAATGAAGTTGTGACTGAAAAACCTAAGCCATGGGATGTATATGCGTTCCCATATTACTACGTTTACAATGATTTTTCAGATCATTACCCAATCAAAGCCTATAGTAAATAG